GTTTGAGCTTTCATACAGTAGAAAGCCTCGCCCTTGAGGGCATTGTTACTTGTGGCACTGAGGTGGATGCCACAGTCGGAGAAGAGTTGGGCTGCACATCCAATGGTTGTCTTCTTGAAAAGGGAGAGACGCCCCTGGAAATGTTCATACCCAGTTGCATCACCTCTCTCCAATTGGAATGTGTAAGCTTTGCAATGGCTGCGCAACAAAGCGTGAACATCGCCCACTGCAAGCTCTCGCTTAGGCAAGGTGAACTCATATGTTGCACACTGTCCACCTGGCATGGGCACTTGGGGCGGACGTACGTCCTGTAACACTGCCAAGTGCCTTATATATAATCTTAAACCATTGGATACATTGGATACCTACCTTCCAGGAACGCATCCTGCGCGAATACGAGGCATTTTTCAACGTTTTTTGTAACGGAAAACGCCCTGTAATCATTGACACAAATGTTTTTGCACTCTGTAATCTTTATTCAAAACTTAGGGTTTTGGTCCGAGGGACGATAGTATCGTTACGGGGGGGCAGCCACCATTCGCGCTCTTGATCTGCGGATGGCGCTCAGGTGGCTTGCGCCCCCTAATATCATGTGGGCGCTCACGCGTCTTTGAAATAGAGCATCTGCACATAATCGTTAACTCTAGCTACGTTCCAAATATCCTGACCGGTCGTCAAATTGCTGTACGCATACACAAGCACATGATAATCGAAGAACTTTGTCTGGGAGCTGCCGTTCTCGTAAGTGATTTTGCCATTCCTAGCAAATCTCTTGCCTGGAATCCACACCTTCACGATCTTGGTCGCACGCGATATCGTGTTCTGGATTGTTGTGGCGTATTGAATACCCGCCTGGCTTGGAGGAATCGTCGAAGTTATCTCCGAATTAGGGCCACCAATGTTGGCGACTGACATGTTCGGGGCCTTCATCTTCACATATCTCTGGTACATGACAGAGTATCTCTCCCTATCAATCATGTCAAGCATCTTGTTGCCAGATCTGCCTATGAACAAGGTTGCTCTCGTAGGTACATCACCCTTTGCAGAGCGAATCACAAGCAGTCGCAACGTAACATCGCTGTATCTTTCGTTCAACTCGAACATAAACCTAAGTGACGCTCCCCGCAGATTGATCTGATCACCAATCCTACAAGCCTGATTGGTGTCATTAGGGTCCTGAACTCCCTGTGTCGTTGCTAAGATGTTGGGAGTCATTGAAATGAAATTGTTGTGTGTGATCTCTTGTCCATCCGTAACTGAATATGTCGCTTGCTTCGTCTCTACATTTCTATTCATAGTCTGTTGTGCGATCTGTCGCATTATCCTCGTCTGGTTCTTCTTCCCATAGAACTTCTTCATCGACATCCGACCCGTCCTCTGACGCTTGCTCGGTCCCGTCGACGACCTCTTCCTCTTGTACGGCATTGTGTTTTGGCTTCTTGTGATCAGACTTGAATGTCACAAGACGGTGGTCCTTGCTGATCGTCCACAGCCTCCAGCGGTCCTTGCTTAAATATGATCGGTCCACAGTTTTGTTCGAAAACACACAAATGCTCGGCGAATGTTTGAGGCGCTTCCACTTGAACGAGTACCTCTTGTCGCACATGTATCCATTCTTGAGCTTCTCGATCGCAGTGAACAAACCGTTCAAATGCTTCTTCGGCATCGCCCTCGGCAGGTCCACTAGGTACACTTTGAGCTCGGGCAAACACATAGCGGCTTGCAGAAAGTCTTCCGCGCTGTTGAACCCGGGCATCTCTATCGTATGTCCCAGATACTCGAGCCATTCTACGAATATGCTCTTGCCGTTGTTCCCCCTTGGGTCCACCACCATATGTACCGTCCTGTCGTCCTCTACAAGCAAACGATCACAAAGTTCCTTTTGCCATGGGTACGGATTGTCCAAAATCCCAGATCGAACGAGTCGATTAGATGGGATTCTTGGTGCCTGATAATCCTTATCAGTCCATGGTCCATCGATCCGGGTTTGAGCTTTCATACAGTAGAAAGCCTCGCCCTTGAGGGCATTGTTACTTGTGGCACTGAGGTGGATGCCACAGTCGGAGAAGAGTTGGGCTGCACATCCAATGGTTGTCTTCTTGAAAAGGGAGA